TATTTTTAGAATTACATAAACATTAGTATATAGTTATAATATTTAAAACTATATTATTTTAAATATTATGGTTTGTTCATTGAAAAAATATAAAATAAAATTATAAGAACTAAAGTTAAACACACCTTATATTTAAAAAATTATTCTGGTTCTGCTAATTCAGTATAAATTCCTCGAATACTTGTTGAATTAATATCTTTTGAGTTATCAATTATAATATCAATATATGACATACCATTATCATCTATTTTAACATAATTAGTTATATTTGGTATATAAAATCCTTTAGGATATCTATATACTCCGCGGGCTAAATTTGCAGTTCCATATCTACCTATAATCAGAGGTGATAATTCGTAATATTTATTATCAAGTAAATATATTTGAATATTTCCATCATACCATAAATTATTATTTAAAATAAAACCAATAATTAATCCTTTGTTATTTGATAATACTGGTAATTTAATTTTAAAAACATCATTTGGTAAAATTTCCACACATGATTCTTCTAATATAACATTATTATATTTAATACCTTTTTCAGTCCAAATATTATCTATTTGTTGCTGTACTCCATTATTCCCCCAAAACAAATTTATTGCTGGTATTGTTGTTATACCATATGGATTTTGACATACTGCTATACCAGACAATATAATATTTTCTAAACTTTCTTTACCACAATTTATTGATACATAAATTTCATTATTTATTGTTTTATAATTATTTATTAATGTTTTTGAAATACCAAAAGACAACCATTCATAAAATCCTTGAATTGCATTGTTATTATATGGTCCTAAAAACGACGAGTTGCCATTATTTTGTACATTATTAAAAGTATTTGAAGTTGTTATTATTTTTTTAATTGGTTTTTTTGTATTTGGATCACATATACACATATTTATATTATTCCATCTCGCTCTAGTTATAGTTTGAATAAATATACTGTTATGAGTATTTGGATCTATAGGTAATCTAAATGTTGCATAATTTGTTGGAATGTTATTTGTAATTGATGTGTTATTAATAATTATTAAATACCGTTTATTAAATATATTATTATATTTTGAATTATCAATATTAACATTATCCGATAATGTCAAACGTTTTATTACATCTAAATTATTATCTATTTGTTGTAATCCCTCCCAATAATATAATGGATAGCCATATACAGGTTCAAAATATGATTTTGGCATATTATATATTCCAAAATAATTTGACATATTTTTATCTAAAGTTGAAGGATTACTTAATATTATTTTAGAATTATTAGTATTTATATTAGATCTACATAATCCGCCAATTTTAATATAATTAGAATCACAAAATGTAGGACCTAATAAATTACCAGATTTAGTATGACAATTATTATTTTTTAATATTTCATTATTATTACATTTTGATGGAACTTCAATAATATTATTAATATCTAATGCAGGCACTGTCGCAGGCAGTGTCGCAGGCAGTGTCGCAGGCACTGTCGCAGGCACTGTTGCAGGCGCTGACGAAGTCACAGCTGGCGCTGGAGCTGGTGCTTGAATTTTTCTACACATATTATTAGTTTTTTCATAACCACTTGAACATTCTGTTGGTAATACATATACAACTGGTTTTTTTTTAGGATCAAAACAACGGGTTTGTTTTAATCTTTCAGAATAAAATTTTTGTAGTGTAGGAGAACATTCTGAAGGTTGTATTAATACGTCTTCAAAATTTTCAATTAATTTATAGTTATTATCCCTATAATAACTGTTTATAAACATATTATAATATATAATAATATATTATATTAAATATTATTATTTATCCAATGATATTTTATATCTTTATAAATAATAATAGATGCATTAGTAAAAATAATATCACCAATTGAATATTCTATAATATTATTTGTTTTCATATTAATTTTATCAGGATCTACTATTGAACTATTTTCTCCATAATCATTAGTATTTATATTTTTATATCTAACTAAATTATGAAAAAAATATAAATAATCTCTAATATTAATAGTATTTTCAATAATATAAACTCCTTTATTATTTAATAATGGAAATAATGTATTAAATGAAACTAATATATCATCTAATTCTCCGGTACAATTATCAATTATAATATCAAAATTACCATATTTATTATTTACTTTATTTAAAAATATTTCATTGTTTTGTTTCCCTATTTCAATAAATATATTATTTTGTGTTTGTTCTAAAGTAATACTATATGGATTTCTGTCAATTCCTACTATAACTTTTGCATTGTTAAAATATTCTTTCATAGCATACAAACCTTCATCTTTTAATATACCAATTTCTAAATACCGTATTTGTTTATTTATATAATTATTTAAATATTTATCATAATATTTTCCATAATTATTATATTTTGAATTTTTTTTTGTATTATATTTATTTAAAACTGTTTGCAAATTATTTAAATTTATTTGCAAATTATTTATTTGCAAATTATTTTCTTCTACTATTGTATTATCCATATAATTATAAATTGATATTTATTTTAATTTATATAAAAAAACGAAATTAAAATAAGAGTTTCCCTAATCCATTTGATATTTTTAATATATTGTATGTTAATGCATATACTTTTATTTTTACAGGTCTTAAATATGATACACCTTTATCTATAGTTAAATTAATTACTATATCGTCACAATTACTAAAATTACATGTTCCCGAAGGAGTAATATCTTCTGGTTTTAAAGAAAAACTATATGTATTAATACCTATATTATTATATACTGTATGATTTTGAATATTTTGTATATATTCAAAATAATTAAAAGTTTTTTCTTTAACTCTTTCTTGGCCATTTAAAAGTATAGAAGAGCGTTTAACAATATTATTTCCTTCTAATTCATATGGTAAATTTGTATAATTAAATGATTCTTTTGAATATCCTTTTAATAAATAATCATAATTTGCTCTTATAATTAATTCTTTTACAGAGTTTTTATAACCTAATTTTATTTTATTATTACTATGGAATACTAATTTATCATTATCAAATTGTACATAATCAATAAGATAAGTGTGTTCTTTTTTTGCAAAATGGATTCTTTCACTAATATCTAAATAAATCATATCAACTAATAAATATGCATAATTTAATGACAAATTAATGATATGAGAAAAATATCTGTTTTTATCTAAATATAGTTTTTCATTATTAATAGGAATTACAGAATAATTACTATTTATACTAATTATTTCTACATTTAATATAAATGGTTCTGGTGTAATTTTAGTATAATATAATTTTTTATTTATAACATCATAATAATTAAATTTTGCATAATATGTATTATTTTGATACTCTTGTTTAATTATTTCATCTTTTTTAAAATTAACTATATCTTCTTCTATTATAATATAATGCGATGGAGATAAAATTAAACAATCATCTAATTGATTAAATTCAACATTAATTTTAACATCTGAATTATCTAATGCTATTATTGGTAATGCCATATTATAATTACGACAAAACCAAAACATTAAAGGTATATATAACAAATAACCTTTTTTCCCATTTGTATTTTCATATATTTCTGGATCATTGCCAATCATTTTATTTAATCCTCTACGTTTTGAAATAGGCGTAGTTAATTCTGAATATATATTTAACCAATCTCCATATTGTCTTTCAATTATATTACCTCCTATCTCTAATTCGATTTGTTTAATAATATTCCAACCAATTTTTTTACACCAAGCGCAAGAAGCAATGTTACTATTTCCTTCGCCTTCTTCGCCAGGGAAATCTATAAATTTTCCTATAGGTGGAAGATTCACTACTAAATAAATTTTACCAATTAAATCTGCTATTTTAGATATAGTACATGTTACACGAGAACCAAAATCTGGTTTAACATTGAAATATTGTGGGATTGATTCCACTGCAAAATTAGTATGTCTTTTATAAACTTGCTTAAAATATGTTATTTGAGGATTTGATATTAAAAATGTTTCAGCATATCCTGATAAAACTAATTGTAAAGCACCTCCAGGCATATTATTTTAATATTATTTATATACTAGTTTTTAAATATTATTTAAATAATATTTATTTATGTTTAATATAAAAAAATTGAGTTTTTTTTGTATTGATAAATTAATTATTCAAATGTATCAATACAATGGGAAAAAAGAACCTGACAATAGAAATACCTAAACCTAAATACGAAATAGAAAAAATAATAACAAAACCCCTCGATAAATCAACAATACCAAATAACAAGAAAGATAAAATAGTAATAAAACCTAAGAAATGTCCACAAGTTGATTCTGATTTTACTTATCTAGAGATATGATTCTAAAATAAAGATTTAGAACCAGAAGAAGAGTTAAGGAAAAAATAAATTTATTGGCAAAATATCAAGTTTTGTGTTATTAGTTTTAATCTTCATGTATTATATTTTCACTTATCAAATATTTTAAGTGATAATAGACCATAATAGCTATATAAGAATGAGATCTATTTTTTGTTAAACTATAAGCCATACCTATACTAATTAATACAAATGAAAAATGTTGTTGTACAAGATTTTCTTGTATAATTGGTGTTCTTATTCCTGCATCTTGTGCTAAAACTTGAATAATACCATAAGAACCAGCAATATATAAAATTTGGTTAATTGGATCATTATAGGTAGAATTAATTCCAAGATTTTTGAATGAAAAACTACTATATCTTATATCATAATATATTATTAATAATAATGGTATTGATAAAACAATTCTTTTTAATTGTTGTAGTAAATTTTTGTTATTAACATAATTAATAAAATATTCGTCTATATATTTGTCTATTAATTTATTTATATATTTATAATTAATAATAAGAAATATTTGTAATCCTATTATTACATATCGAAATAAATAAAAAGGAACATAGCCGTAATGTTGTATTAAATTCTGATCTGTCATTTATAATATATATATATATATATTATAAATAAATTTTAATTATATATATTATAAATAATATTTATATATTTTAATGATAGAAATAATTAGTTATTGGTTTTTTATATGGTTTTTACTATTTATATTTGGTTTTATAAAAGCTAATCCGTTTTTTATTTTTGTTATTGCTTATATAATTACTTTATATGGAATTATTTATCTGAAATATAAAAAAGCAAATAATTATAATTTACTAAAATTTTTAATTATAAATATTATTATAAAATTAATTCCAATTATAATTCTAATTTGTACTAATCAACATAAATTTAATTATTATGATTTATATTTTTTGTTGAATATTTTAATTTTATATATTTGTGTTAATTATATCTTTAATAAAAATCCTATTGATACTTATAAACGTATGTATGATAGTTATATAAATAATAATAATTTTACTATTATTAGTAAATTTTATGATAATATATATAATTTTTTGTTTATAAAGTGTTATTAACTTTAGTTCTAAATAAATATTAGTTGTATTTCGTCGCTGTTTCCTTTATCTTTAATGTCATTCTTGACAATATTTCCATATCCATCTATGATCTCATACTGAACTATGTTATCATCTATAATTTCATTTTGTTTTAGTTGTCTCTAATACTCTCTTTTTGCTTTGGTCCAGTTTGTAATACCAGCTTCCTCTTTCATTTTAAAAAACATATTTTCAGTAATACCATATTTTGATGCCTTTTTTATAGCTTTTTTTTGACAAGAAAACTTTAAATAAGTATAAATGTTTCCATAATCATGCATTATTTTCAGATTAAAAATAAATAAATAATAAATTAACTATTAATTAGTTTTTCAATTTTTTTTTACATGTTACTGAATTATTTTATATAATAATACTAAAAATTATAAAATAGAATAATTAAATTTAGATTAATATTTTTAATAATTTATTATTAAAATTATTAAAAAAGTTATTGTTAACTATATTTTATAAATAAAATAATTTTATTATTTGTGTTCCGCAATTAGTTTTAATAATTTATCCTTATCCTCTACATTTCTATATTTGGAATATCCTTTAATACCTAGTGATTTACACTGCTCGTGTAAGGATTTTATTGAACTAGTTGAACTCGTTGAACTCTGGGAACTAGGAATATTATTTTCAATACTATCTGAACCTGTGTTTGTAAGTTCTTGAATATTAGCAGTATTTTATCCGAATACTTATAATTTATTATATTATTTAAATTAATTAATTTTTGATTGTACCATATACTACAATCAAAAATATCTAACATATATAATATATATGGACTTTAAAAGCTTTATTATAAAATATAGTTTTATTGATAATAAATTTATAAATGATTTTTATAATATAATTAAGGAGGATTATATTTAACGTTATAATGAATTTTTAATTGATAGTGAATTATTAAGAAAGTGGTTACAAATAATTAATAGGAGAATATTTAACGATACTATTAAAAGAAGTTATAAAAAAAATGTTGATTATAAATTAGAAAAAGTAAAAGTATCAAATGGAAGTGGTGGTTATAATTTGGAAATTATAACATTAACACCCGAAGCAGCAAAAAAATTTGTTTATCAACAAATTCTAAATTTGGTCCTAAAGTACAACAATATTTTATTGATTTAGAATTAATTTTATATAAATACAAAAATTATATTATTGATGGTATGAAAAACAAAATCAAAGAATTAGAAAATAATCAAAAACCAAAAATAAATTCACAAAAAAAAATTATTTATGTATTCCGAGCATTAAATACTAATTTAACTTTATATAAAATAGGAAAAACTATTAATTCAAAAACAAGATTTTCTAAACACAATTCACCTTTAGCAAATGATTTAGAAGTATTATTTCAATATGAAACAAATAATATAGACCAGGTTGAATCTTGTGCGAAAGCTTTAATGAAAAAAGCACAATATCGCAAATACAAAGAAATATATAAGATTGATTTAAACATATTAAAACAAGTTATTAAAAATTGTGACGCTAAAATTAATGAAATAAATAAAAATATTGATAAAATAAATAAAAAACAAACAGGTGGAAATATTATTCCAAAAATAAACGATGATGAAGTTTTATATTTATTAATACCTACGTTAGAAGAATAATTAAACATTATCTATTTCTACTGTATTTATTAAAAAAATAAATCAAATTATAATAAAATTATAAAATATATTTTTATTATAATTTATACATAAAATAATTTTATTATTTGTGTTCCGCAATTAGTTTTAATAATTTATTCTTATCCTCTACATTTCTATATTTGGAATATCCTTTAATACCTCATATAGTATATAGTTATATTTTATTATAAATGTTATTTTTGAAACTATATAAGAGCTTAATTTATGGAGTTTCGAAAATAAAGAATTTTTTAAATATTAACTAAAATAAGCTCTTATATAGTTTTAATTTATCATAATGTTTGCTTATAAATGTAATATATAAATTAAAAAATCATAATATAATAAAAATTTTAAAATTAGATTTAGGTCCTAAAATTTTTGAAAAAAAAATCTCTCTCTCTCTGTTGAGGGTAAAAAATATATTTTTTATTTATAAATATCTAAACAATCATAATATTAAGATTATATACAAAAAAAAATTAAAAAATCTAAACTTTTTAGCAAAAAAACTAAGTTTATTATTAGTTAGTTATAAAAAATAAGGTAAACATGTTTTTTTACAATAAAATATTATATAAACTTAGTTTTAATGTTCCATTACTTATAAATAAATGCTATAATACTTAAATTATTTAATAAAGTTTGTAGCAAAATAAATATTATAATTTTTAAAATGTTTAGATGTTTATAAATAATATATAATAAACAATTTAAAAATTAAAAAAACTAATATAAAAATAAGTTTAATATTATATTAATATAATTATTATGGTTTTTTATAAATGTGAAAAATGTAATAAAGAATTTAGTCAAAAATCAAACTATACATCACATATTAATAGAAAAAAATCATGTATTATAAATGATAATAATATAATTGATAATAATATAAATGATAATAATATAAATACGAATACTAATAATATTTATAAATGTGAAAAATGTAATAAAGAATTTAATAAAAAATTTAATTATTTATCACATATCAATAAAAAAAATCCATGTAATAGTAATGATTTAATTAAAGAAAATAAAATATTATTAGATAAAATTAAAAAATTAGAAAAAGTTCAAAAAACTAATATAGTATTAAAAAATATAAATATAGGATTAGAAAAAGAAAATATACAATTAAAAGCAGAAAATGAAAAAATTAATGAATTATATAATAATTTATTAAATAAATGTATAACTAATAGTAATACTAACAATACTACTACTAATAATAACAATACTACCAATAACAATAGTAACAATATTACTAATAATATTATTAAAATTAAACTTGTAAATTTTGGACAAGAAGATTATACTAAATTAACTAAAGAAGAACAAAACAATATTTTAAAATATAGTAATAGATCTATTTTTAATTTAATTAAATGTTTACATATTAATGATAAATTACCACAATATAAAAATATATGTATAAAAAATTTAAGAGGAAAAGGTGGATATCTTTTTGAAAACAATAAATGGAATCATCTTAACTATGACGTTCTTTTAATGATGTTGTTTAATAGAAAATTTAGTGATTTGAACAAAATTTTGGATGAAAATAGTAATGAAAATATTTGTAAATTTTATAAAGATAATATTCAAAAATTAATTGAGAACTATGACGATAATAATGTTGAATTTATAAAGAAAAATAAAGATAATATTATTAATTTATTATATAATAATACTAAAAATTATAAAATAGAATAATTAAATAATAATATTATAATTTATTAATATTGTTTTTTGCTTGTACCATATGTATCTAGTAAACAATATTATTGAAAAAAATTATTTAAGAGTTTTTATAAATTCTTCCATGTCTTTAGTAGCCATACTTGAATTACAATTTTGACAAATTGGCTTTAAATTTGATACAATAGTTTCTCCGCCATTTGATTCTGCTATAATATGACCACAATTAAATGACATTTGTGTTATGTCTGTTACATTACAACACATACATTTAGCTTTACCTATTTGTTCTCCAATATTTGTATTCCATACTAATCTTTTTATAGTAGCTGATATAGGTTTTTTCTTTTTCTTATGTGCTTCGCAATCTGATTTTGATTTGGTAATAGTTTGTTTTTGTAATTCTTGTTTTAATTTTACATTTTTTTCTTCTTGTGTATTTTGCTTTTTATCTTGTATTTGTGTATTTTGTTTTTTTAATTTTTGTAGTTCTTTTTGTGTCTGTATATTTTGTTGTTCTTGAAGTTCTTTTAATTTTATTTCTTTTTCTAATTCTTTTTCTTTTTCTAATTTTTTATCTTCTTCTAATTTTTTATGTTTTTCTTGTTCTTCTAACATTTTTTTCTCTTCTTCTAATTTTTCTTTTTTAATTGCATCTAATAACTCATCTATAAAATTTTTATTATATATATTGTCTTTTTTATAATAAATTTTTTTTATATATTCAGAAAAAATGACATTATCATAATATGTTTTTTTACCATATTTAAATCTTTGTTCTCCTTTTACTATTTCAAACCGTCTAGTTCTTCGATTAAATATTTCTTTATCTGGTTCTATAAATAATAAATTTTCTTTATATTTATCATTTAGTACACGTAAATGACCAGTATCATTAGGATTTGAGTATTTATTAATTAAATCTATAATATTTATTCTTTTATCATTTGCTTCGCAATCTTCTTTCATAATAGAAGGATTATTAACATCAACTACTAATTTATCATATCTATCAAACAAATATTCATTAATTATTTCTAGTTCTGTCATAATTTAAAATATTTTTATGAATTTAATACATATACAATTAATATATATTAAATTCAATTTTTTTAATATATTAAAAAACAATATAAAAATATAATTATAATTAATACTAAAATATTTAAATAAATAAATATTAACAACATTAATAATTATGACTATATCATCTTCGAAATTATCACAAAAAGCCGCTGGATATATGTTAGCTGCAGCTAATGCCTCTAAACGCGAAAGTAATACACAAAATAATAAATCATCTAAATCTAATAATACAAAAACAAAGAGTAAAACTAAATGATTATTATTATTAAAGTAAAACTAAATGATTATTATTATTAAAGTAATAATAAACAAAAATCTACAAAATTAAGATTATATACATTTAAAACAATACTATAATATTATGATAATAATAAATTCATAAAAAATAAAACTATTAATATATTTTTATTAATTTAATACATATTTGTCAATATGTATTAAATTCAATATTTTTAATACTTAATATATACAATCAACGAATAAATAATTAAACATCATCTGTTTCTTCTGTATATTTATTAACACTTAATTTATTTATTTTACTTTTACAATCATTTACATATTGATCTATTTTTTCATCTAATATACTTTTATTCTCTTTTCTCATATCATAATATACGCATCTTAAAATTGCATTTTTATTTTCATTATCTATATCTTTAATTTTATCTTTATAAGTAGATATATTATAAGGATAATCATTTATCAATCTATATTTTTTTCGAATGTATTTATTATAAGAACCAATTATATTTATTAACATATTAGGTTTATTATATAATGTATTATATTTTTTATTAATATTATGTATATATTTAATACGTTGAATATATTTATTACATTTATCAAAGTACCTATTTTCAAAAAAATTAATTATTGCATGTAATGTTGTATCTACTAAGAGATTTAACGGTAATAAATAAAAACATAATGAGTTATTATCTATATACAACATTAAATTATTTTTTTGAAAATCATTAATAGTAAATAAATCACTAACTTTTCCATTATACCAAAAACTTAACTCTAATATATGAAACTCTAATTGATCAATTTTACAATTAACTATGAATTGCAGTCTATCAAATTTTTCTTTAACTTCAATAGAAAAATTATTTTTATTTATTGTTTGAGAAGTTATTTTGTAATATCTAATCATATTTATATCTAATATATATGAATAATTATTAATACTATTATTAAATATTTTAATAATTAAATTTTTTAAATTTATTAATGTTGTTTTATCATTATTTTTTAGACTAAAACTAAAATCATAATCTTGAGTTTTAGTTACCATAGCATCAGTATTAATATATTTATTAATGATATATGAGTATATTTTATAAGCCATACCTCCAAGACAAAATATTATTGGATTATAAACTATATTATTTTCTTGTTGATTATAATTATTTATTCTACTTTTTTTATAATTACAATAATTTAAGTTATTTTGAAAAAATATATCATTTGTTATATTTTCTATTATTTTATTAATTACTTTATTAAAATCAAATAATAATGAATCCATATATTATATAATATATGAAAAAAAAGAAAAATTAATTTTAATCAAATAATAAGTATTTTCTTTGTTCATCAAATTCTTTATTTGCTTTTTCATTTTCTTCATCAGTTATATTACTGTATTTTCTATCAATATACCATTGATGTAAATGAATATAATCTTGATCATGTAAATTTTGTTTTTTATATAGTTTATTCAAAAAACTAGTTCTTTTATTTCTTAATAACATATATCTTTTAACATCATCTAACATTTCTAATTCTACATTTTCAACAGTAATCGGTCTTTCTAAATTACATGGATTCGATTCTATTTTTCTTAAAACAATTAAATTTAAATCAATATCTTTTAGTTCAAGAGGTCTTAACCTATCTAATAATTCATTGTCAATATTTTCATACATTTTAGAAGGCATTTTTAACAATATATAACATTAGATAATATTAATTTATTATAATTTATACATAAAAGTTATAAATTAATTTTAATCAAATAATAAGTATTTTCTTTGTTCATTAAATTCTTTATTTGCTTTTTCATTTTATGCTACACAATCAGTTATGTTGTAGCATCTAATGAATATGACGATAATAATGTTGAATTTATAAAGAAAAATAAAGATAATATTATTAATTTATTATATAATAATACTAAAAATTATAAGATAGAATAATTAATAAATTTATAATTTATTAATATTTATTTATATAAAGAAATATTAATAAATATTAAAAAAATAACTTTTTTAAGATGAACTTAAATTCAAGAATACAATATTTAAAAGAACAACCTGAAACTGCTCGTACTGGTATAAGATGGGAAGATGAAGAAAATCAAGAATTGATGAAACGAATCAATGAAGGTATGAATTTAGAAGATATTGCTAAAACACACCAGCGAACAATCACTGCTGTAAAATCTCGTGTTATGTCAAATGCTTTAAATATTATGAAAGAAAAAGAAATATCATTTGATGAAGTTAGCAAATTAGTAAATATTTCTGTTGATGATCTTGAAAATTATAAACAAGAACAAGAAGTAAAACTAAAAATAAAACTAAAACAACAAGAAGATAAAACAAATAAGAATGAATCCAATAAATTATCTTTACAACAAATTATAAAATTAGAATTAGAAATATTAGATAAACAAAAAAAATTAGAATTAGAAATTAAAAAATTAGAAATTAATAAATTAGAACTAGAATTAAAAAAAATTGAATTAAAAAAATAAACAATGGTATAGTTTAATATTTAGATTTAATAAATTAATAAATAAATACTACAGTGGTATAGTAGCTTAACTATTATTTTCAAAAAAATTTAAAATTGGTTTTAGGTGCTAAAAAATTGAAAATAAAATCTCTCTCTCTGAAAAATAATTTATTTTTTATTAATTTATCTCGTCATTATAAAATTATAACTATATATTAATTGAGCTTCTTTTTATATAGTAAACTCTCTAAAATGTAAAATAAAATATATTTAGAGCTTAGTATATAGTTATATTTTATTTTACTATAAAAGTTATTTTTAAAACTATATAAGAGCTTAATTTATGGAGTTTCGAAAATAAAGAATTTTTTAAATATTAACTAAAATAAGCTCTTATATAGTTTTAATTTATCATAATGTTTGCTTATAAATGTAATATATAAATTAAAAAAATCATAATATAATAAAAATTTAAAATTGGATTTAGGTCCTAAAATTTTTGAAAAAAAAATCTCTCTCTCTCTGTTGAGGGTAAAAAAGAAGTTTTTTTTCGATATATTAAACCATAAAAAATAGAATTAGTATTAAAAAAGAAAATTTTAAGCTTGAATTTTAACTTCCAATTTTCTTTTATAAATACTTAATAACAAAATAGAAAAGAAGTTAAAATATAAGCTTAAAAAAATAAGCTTGAATTTTAACTTCAATTTATAAAATATAAATTGAAGTTAAAATCATAATATAATAAAAATTTAAAATTGGATTTAGGTCATAAATTTTTTCAAAACATAATCTCTCTCTCTCTCTGGAGTGTAAAAAAGAAGTTTTTTTTTCGATATATTAAACCATAAAAAATAGAATTAGTATTAAAAAAGAATATTTTAAGCTAGAATTTTAACTTCCAAATTTATTTTATAAATACTTAATAACAAAATAGAAAAGAAGTTATTAAATAGGCTTAAAAAATTAAGCTTGAAAAATAACTTAAAATAATACTAAGTTAAATAATAATATAATGGTATGTTATAAATGTGAAAAATGCAATAAAGAATTTAATCAAAAATCAAATTACGTAAAACATTTAAATAGAAAAACTACTTGTATCAAAAAATTAGATAATGAACATATAATTAATAATTTAATAACTTATAAATGTATAAAATGTAATAAAGAATTTAATAATAAATATTTATATGATAAACATATAAATAAAAATATACCTTGTAATAATATTTTAATTTATAAATGCAATAGATGTAATAAAGAATTTAATAAAAAATCAAATTATAATTATCATATAAGTAGAAAGATTCCTTGTAAAATTAATGATAATAATTTAATTAATGATAATAAAATGTTAAATAATATTATCAATGATAAAAATAATATTATTAATTTATTAAATGAAAAAATAAAATTGTTAAATATGAATACAAATACTAATATAAATATTACAAATACAAATAATACAAATAATACAAACAATAATATTATAAACAATACAAATAATACTATTAATATAAAATTAGTTAATTTTGGACAAGAGAACTATACAAAATTAACTAAAGAAGAAAAACAACATATTTTAAAATATAGTAAGCAAAGTATGGCTAATTTAATAAAATATTTACATATTAATGATAGAATACCTGAATATAAAAATGTTTGTGTAAAAAATTTAAGAGGTAAAGGAGGATATTTATATGAAGGTAATAAATGGATGCATTTAAATTATAATATTTTATTAATGATTTTATTTAAAAACAAAATAAATGATCTTGATAAAATATTAGCTGAGAATGAAAATTTAAATATTTCATCATCTAAAAATATTAAAGATCTAATCGATAACTATACAGATGATATGGATACATTTATAAAAAATAATAAAGAAAATATAATAAATATGTTGTATAATCATACTAAAAATTATAAGATTGAGTGATCAAATAATAAGTATTTTCTTTGTTCATCAAATTCTTTATTTGCTTTTTCATTTTATGCTACACAATCAGTTATATTGTAGCATCTAATGAATAAAATATAGTATTATATTGTTTGATATAATAAATTAAACTAGATATTTATCAACATTAGAATTAAAATGTTCTAATGCTTTATTTAGAATTTCTACTTTATCTGTTAATTTATGTTTTTGTATAATTTCTTCTTCTATTTTTTCTATAATTTTAGCACTTTTAGGTACAGATAATTTGACTTCTTTAGCTTTAGCAAATATAACTTTAACTAATGCACTACGTGCTTTCATATATGGATTATCACTGTCACTATCACAGTCATTGTCACTATCACTATCACTATCACAGTCATTGTCACTATCATAGTAATTTACATTTTCTATATTATCATTTATATAAATTTGAATGAAATTACTTTGGTCAATATAATCTTTTATAATCTTCATATATTTAATCATTTTTAATTTTTGTAAAAATAACGGATCATTAGCTTCTAGTTCTTTTATTTCTTCTGATATTTTTCTATTAATATTATTTTTTATTTTATTAATATCTTTTTTATTAGCAGGTAGTTCTATATGTTTTATAATAAAATTTTTATAAATATTTTCAACTAATTTACAATCTTCTATTAATATATCACAATATTCTTCATTGCGGATATCTTTTAAAACATATTTTTTAATATGTTTTGGAGATAAACCATCATTTATAGCTTCTTGAACTTCATAAATAATATCCATTTTATATTAATAAACTAAATAATTTAATTATTAAATTATTTATATTTCAATATTTTTTTTCATCTAACATTCTTTTATTCTTTTTTCTAATATCATAATATACACATCTCTAAATTGCATTTTTTGTTTGATTGTATATATCTTTAATTTTATCCTTATAATTACATATACTATAATGATAATCATTTATTAATCTATATTTTTTTCTAATATAATTATTATAAGAACCAATTATATTTTTTAACATATTAGGTTTGTCACGTAATATTTAATACGTTGAATATATTTATTACATTTATCAAAGTACCTATTTTCAAAAAAATTAATTATTGCATATAATGTTGTATCCACAAAGATATTTAATGGTAATAAATATAAACATAATAAGTTATTATTAATATACAATATTAAATTATTTTTTTGAAAGTTATTAACAGTAAAAAGATCACTAACTTTTACATTATACTAGAAACTTAATTCTAATAAATGAAAATTTAAATCCTCTATTTTACAATTAACTATAAATTGTATTCTATTATACTTTCTTTAACTTCAATAGAAAATTTATTTTTATTTATTGTTTATGAATTTAATTTATAATATCTAACCTATTTTTTGCTACTACTAACTCTTTTAATTTTCCACTTATTGCGTATTTTATTATTTTTTATTAAAAATTAATCCAGAACCAATTTTATTATTACTATAAAAATATATAATATTATATAATATTATATAATAAATATATATAATGAATCTGTAGATTATAATAAAAAATATATTAAATATAAAATTAAATATTTAGAAGCAAAAAATAAAATTAATAATAATATTGTAGGTGGTCACTATTATGACAATAAAATTTATAATGATATTAGCGGTGGTTACGATGTTAATAATATAATTATTATTATTATTAATAATATTAATAATTATATTAATAAAAATAATACTACAATTGACAAATTAAATAGTGAAATAAGTGAATTAAACGAAATTGATAATTATTCGTACCCAATTCTATTAGGTATAATTCAATTCTTATTATGTGTAATCTGTCATTTAATGACATTCAATACTAGTATAATAGATGTTGTTATTAAATTATCAGATTTAATAGCAAATTATTTTGAATCTCAAGATATTAACCAATTTATTCATGATTTTTACAAAACAATTCCATGTAATAGACAATTTACAGAAATATTTAAACAATTATTTGAAAGTTTAAGTAATCATTTAAAAAGCAAAATTAAAGATTTTGTTATAAAATTAAGAGAGAATAATGATAAATTTTTAAATAAAATAAAAGAAAGAGGGTTAAAAATTATATTTACAGGTATGCAAATTAAAAATAGTTGCACAACTTCAGCTATTAATAATGCTAAAAAATATTTACAATTACTAATACGACTTAATTACGGAATCAGATTAGGTAATAATAAAGGAGGAGGATTAAATTTAGAAACTATTAATTATAATGGATGTTCAGGATTTACTACAAAAGATATCTATAACCTATATGATACAATTAAAAACTTTACAATAGAACAATTAAAAGATGTTGTTATTGAAGATATAGATAATAATATAATAAAAATATTATATATTTTTAAATATTTAATTAAATTTATTTTTAGAATGATTTTTGTTGAAGTACCAAATATAAAAATACAACAAATATTAGATGTTATTGATTCTATATTATCATTAATAATAACTATATATATATTAAGTTTGGATATAATAAATGAATATATCATTGATTTTTTTGAACAAATATTACCAAAAAATAATTTAAATAAATTAATAATGGAATTAGTAAAATCTACAATTATAGATCAAAGTTGTAAATTTAATTAATTAAATAATATTAGTTATATTTATATTGTAATTTTTTTTAATAATTTGTCATCATTATCTAACTCTGTAAATTTATATGCTTCCATTACTTTTTTATATAAATAAATTAATAAGCCTCAAGTGTTAGTTTCCTACGTTTTGATACAGGCTCATCTTCAATTTTATCTTCGTCTTCATATTCATCTTCGAATATTCATATGAATATTCGAGAGGAACTTCATCTTGTTCTTGTATATAAGTTAATACTATATCTTTATTATTTGTAAACATTGGTGATTTTGGAGTGGATAATGGATGATACATTTATTAACAATAATAAATACAAGCATCAATAAATATTTTACTCAATTTTTTTTATAATAGATGTGTTTAACTAAATTTAATAAAATAGGAAATAAATAGTATCTATTATAATTTTTTTGTAATAAAATACCACTATTTTTTGTAATAAAATACCACTATTTTTTATTAATTAATAAAATTCATAATATCCTTTTTTATTTAATTTCATCATTAATCAAATATTGATCAAAATCTAAATGTTGACCATATTTATCATAAATATATACAGATAAATCAATATCGGTAATGGGTTTATATGTTTCTGAATCATTTAATATATATAATAAACTAGCTATAATTAAAATGATTATAGATATAATTAGAATATGTCCATAATTATTAGTTAATTTAATTATTATTTCATGCTTACTTAATATAAATATTAAAATTGTTTTAAATATTATTATATAAATTAATAAAGGAAATTTATAATAATTATTACCTATAGCAATTATACTATTTTGAAAACAAATAAAGTATGTAAATAAGAATATATTATCTAAAATACTTAAATTATACAAGTACATATCAATATTCGTTTTTTTATTATTTACAATATATAAATCATATATCATATATACATATATTAAAGTAATAACAAGTGTTAGTAATCGTTGAATATTAAATATTCTATTTACATAATCATTTATTTCTTTTCTTTTTTCTTTCATTTCTAATAAAATTGTTAAAATATTAGTTTTATCCTTAATTAATTCATTAATTAAGATAAGGTCGTCGTCAGATAAATTTTTAATATTTTTAATGTCATAATTTATTTTTTTAAGAATAATAATAATATTATAAAATTTATTATTAATAATACTATCTAATATTATATTTTGATTATTTTTTAATAAATTAACAATTTCAATAAATAATAAATTATTTGATATTTTTACTATAATATTTTCTCTTATTGTTTTATCCATATATAATAATATATAGATAAATTATTATACAGATAAATTAATTTTTATATTTTTTAATATTTGAATCAACAATTTAAATTTAGATAGTATAAATACTATCTAAATAATAAAATAAATTAAAAATTAATATTAATCAAAATGGTATTAGATAATTTTATCTTCATAGACAATTCAATTTCATTTTGAACAGCTTGATAAATAATTTCTAATAAACATTTATTGCTATCGACACCTTGAACAGCTATTCCAATATTATCTAAATAATAAAATCCTTCATCCTCTTTTTTAATTGTTTTAATATTTAGTTTTGTATTTTTTATAATCTTTGTGCCATCATTAATTATATTATATATTTGTTCAAGAATAGATTTATATTTTAATTTATTAAATTGTATTTTATTAATTAAACATTCAATAACAAATGATTTTTTGAAATCATATTCTTTAATATCTTTAATATTAGTTATATTTACATTTGTAATTTTTTTTAATAATTTATCACCATTATCATTGTTAATAATTGTATAACTTGTACTATCAAGTATAATTTTTTGTAATAAAATATCACCATTATCTAACTCTATAAATTTATATGTTTCCATTATGTTTAATTATAATATAAATAATTAAATTATTAAATTATTTATATTTCAATATTTTTTATATTGTTTGATATAAAAAAATAAATTAAAAATTAATATTAATTTAAATATTATTATCTTCATAAACAAAATAATAATATTAATTACAAATATATATTTCAATAGAATTTATATCTTCTATCTATTTTGTCACTCATATGCTTATATACATTGTCTTTACCATATTTATCTTTATAATCTTTTAAAAACTTATTTATTTCTTCTACTTTTTTATCTACATCTTCATCTATTCTTTCTAATTGGCTATATATTGTATCTCTCGAATCACAAACTGAATGTTTATAATGTAGATTATTATATTCGTCCTCTATATTTTTATAAAGTATATTTTTAGTATTTATATATTTTGACTTGAGATTATCAAATTCCATTAATAATTTATCTAATGTTTTATCGCAGACAATATATTTTTGAAAAAATTTATATTTTATATCTATTTTATTATTCATAATATTATACGTATCGTCATTTCCATATTTATCTTTATAATCTTTTAAAAACTTGTTTATTTCTTCTACTTTTTCATATACACCTATTTTTTCTAATTTGTTATATATTGTTAGTCTCCAATCAGTCACTAGTGGTACATAATCAGGATCATTTTCTTCTTCCTCGTGTCTATTCATAAGTATATATTTAGTACTAATATATTCTGTTATAAAAATATCTAATTCTATTAACATTTTTTCTAAAGTGTCCATTGTCAATGACATCGTTTTCTGTATTGTTAATAAAAATAATATATAACTAATATTTATCTAAAGTACTTATTTTTCTGTTAATTAGTTACAAGCTGAAATTTATAGCCTTTATATATTTCATTATTGTTCATAACTTGTTTTAATTTTCTCAAAGAGGCTTGAAAATCATGCATAATATCAGTATATGATAAAAATACCTTTACTACTTCATTTGTGATAGGATGAATTTGATTAACTTTAATTGCATTATGTCGTCTATCACTCTCGGGTAATGTATTGTTTTCTAAATATTTTAGTTTCATTCCTTCATTACATTTGTCCCATAAATAAAAATAATGACCACTGCATAAAGCACCATGCTTAATAGATTTATATATACAATTTGTACTTTTTAAATGCCTACTTGTTGCAGCTTCTGATTGATTTTTAAATACATGAACAATATTTTGTTTATTTATATCTAACATAGCAATAAATCCTAAATTCATATTTTTAATTATTTTTGTTTCTCCTAAATCTTGAACTGTATCATCTGGTAAATCACGATCTAGATATAACCATCTATGATCTTTATAAATTGTTTTATTAATAATAGCTTTTCTAATACCTGATTCTGATACATTACCTTCCTTTCTTGCTGTATTACATAAACTATTATAGGTACATACCAATTTACCATCTATTGAATACTTTTGTATCTTTGTTCCTTTCGTTACTAAATTTTCATTAATATTATATTGTAATGGTACTTCTTTAATAATAGTAATCGGTATATTATTTTGCATTTGTAATTTTTGTAAAGCTAGTAATTCAATTTCTTTCTTTTTTTCTAATATCTCAAGCTCTTTCTTTTGTTTTTCGATTTCAAATAAATGTTCTTCTGACATACCTTGATAATCCTTTTGTTTTCTGTTTATAATACTAACTAGTTCTGAATAAATTTCATTGGTAACACAATATGTTTCTGTCATTTCTTCAACATATTTATATTTATTAACATTTGGATCATTATGAATAGATGTTTCAAATGCACGATAACGATTAGCTGGAAAGAAATCAATTAAATTATCAATATTATTATTTAGGGCATAGGAACTACCTATTTTAATGACCATTTTATTATTTTCTAATTTTTGTATTTTTTGAATATACACACCAGGATTATTATCAAAATATTTCAAAATAGTTTTATGTCTAAATATATCATTATCATTTTCTGATTTTTCAATTGCATCTTTAATTTGACTTTCTAATTCATATTTATTATTTAATCTAATTTCTTTTATTACATTTGCTATCCATTTTTGAAATTTTATAGCAACAGGTTTTCGTGACATACCTAGTAGTCTATATAAACCAATTATTGTTAAAAATAAAACATTTTGCCGTCCCTCATTAGTATCAATACTTTTTATTATTTTTTCATCATTATCAAAATTTTTTATAGTAGAATTAATATTTTTTATATCTAATATTTTAGCTATTTGATTTGCTTGAAATAGAGGTTCGTCATAAGAACCAATAATATTTATATTACACGTTTCTTCGTTTGATATAAAAACGTTTACGATATCCATTATATATAATATATAATTTATTAAACTTTAAGTTGTTTTATTAATAAGTGTATGCTATGTTATTATATGGCCCGTCACGTTTCTAAATAAAATAATTTATATATTTATAAAACTTTAAGTTATATTGATATGGATGATATAAATTAATTTTCATCTCCTGGCAAAACAGGAGATAAAAATTAAATGTGAAGAAATTAGTTAAAAATTATATCACAACATAATTTTTCATTATATTTATCTCTGAAATAATATTATAAAAAACATGATATTGTCTATATTTTCAAATAATAGATTTATTTAATATATCTACTAAATGATCTATCACGATTCTATATAATTTAATAATTTAATAAAATTTAATAAAATAATTTAATCTTTAATCTTTAATCTCTAACTCTTTTAATTTTTCAATCAATGATTCAAATTTAGTAATGGTATTTACTGTCTTACTCGATGAAGTACTCCAACGTTTTTTTTCACTTAGTCCAGGATGTCTATCGATTACAAAACTATCACTTTTTTTATCATTAGCAGGACTATAATAACAATATTTAGGTATCATATCTGGAGTAATACCGCAATCTTGAGGTAATTTATTTACTTTTTTACCAGATGCATGTAAATTAGTTACTGTTTTAGCCATCTGTTCTTCATTATTATTAATAACTATTGGTGTAGCTGCATCTGTAATTAATTCTACTAAATTAGCTTTGATTATTTCTTTAGGATAATTACTTTTTTCTAATATAGCGTTAAATGATTGAATTAATTCATTACGACGATCTTCATTAGCTAAATCAGATAGATCTTGTAATTCAGGATTATTATTAATAATTTCTTGAAGTTTTAATTTAGTTTCTTGTAATTTAACTTTTAATGATACTTTGATAGATCTAGTACTTTTCCACGTAAACTCTCCTTCATCAAGCGTTTTAACTCCTTTAATTTCAATACAAAATCCATCACCATGCCTACCATTAGGTTTAATATACCATACATTTCTAGGGATCATATCTGTAGTAATATCACAACCTTCAGGTAGTTCAATTTTACGTTCTCTTCTTTTAGTATTAAAGTTTTGAGCTGATTGTGAAGTTGCCATACGTAAGTTTTCTTTACGATTATCACGACCTACTCTATTGATATGATCGACTGTATGTTGCTGACCTTTACCTTCAAATGTTAATTTGTTCATAACTAAATTATGTAGAAATAATGCTTTTTTATTATTTTCATCATCATAATGAGCTGTTTGTAAATATCCACCATCATTATGATAAGACCATGACTTATAACATACTTTTTCTTTATCATCTGTATCAAAAACAAATAAAATATGTTCATCTTTATAAGGAGTATATGCTACAATATATTGTTTATTATTGTATTCAACTATTTCATGATTAATTTCTTTAGTAGTTTTTGTTACTTTTTTAATAACTTTTACTTCTTTTTTAATATTAATAAATTTTGGGATAGCGACTGGTTCTGTCATTTTATAATATGTATATAATAATATAAAATGATTTATCTTTAAGTGGTTTAAATTTCAATATTTTTTAGGATACATACCTAGTTACTGTAGGCAAGGCCGCCCATCCCCGACAGGATGCGTAACACGTTATAGTTTAGCGCATAGATGGAGATTTTGCTGTCATCAGCAAGGTAGGTGGATTTGAAGTCAGCTACACCATCAACACCGAAGGTGAGGTTGAGAGTAGCGTTGTCGATACGAGACATGTTGCAAGTACCGGATGGTTGGTGATCTTCAGGATTGAGAGAGAAAGAATACATACAGAGACCATCGGAGGGAGTGTTAGAATGGTGCTGCCAGGGTTGGACGTAGTTAAAATAATTTCCATCTCTTTCAGAAAAGCGATCATGGCCGTTAAGTTGGAGGAGACCGCGTTGTACAGGATTTTCAGTTCCATTCATGTATACACCATAGTTATCATATTGGCGAGTAACTACGTCATAAGTAGTAGATCCTTCACCAACAGTAGTACGAGCAGTAGCGCCAAATAATTTGCTAACAGGTGTTGAAACATCTTCGATAGATAAGGGTTCGCCTAGAATGGTGATATTATCAACATCGGTTTCGGTAGCACTGATAGCAACAGCGTTAGCAGCATTGAATTTAGCTATAAGTGCCGCATCAGTTACTGCAGTAGCAAGTTGAAGGCGATTATTAGATAAGTCTAGTGAAGTACCAGTATATTTAGCTAGAGATAATACAAAACGTTTAGTAGCTTGTACTCGGAGATTGTTAGCATCGGCGGAATCATAAGCAAGGAATGCATGAGCGCCAGAAGGGTTAGTATAACGTCCAAGTTTAAGATTCCAATAAAGGGCTTTACAGGGGTGATTGAAGTTAAGACGGAATTTGTTGCTGTTGATCGATACAGATTCTTCACCTGTGAATTGTACTTGTTCGATAAGATATTCATGAGCATTTTGGGCGAATTTTTTACGTTCTTCGGATTCTAAGTAGATATAGTCTACAAAGAGGGAAGCAGCTTCCATACGAAGACCTAATTGATTTCCGGGGGTAGAAGAAACGAATCCAGAAGATATAACGCATTCTTCGAGTTTTCGGAATTCAAATTCATATCGGACATCGTGATATTGGAGAGCAATTAAAGGTAGAGCAAGTCCGTCGTTTCTGCAGTGGAAGAAATATAAAGGAACGTATAAAGTTGCGGAACGGTGAGATTTGGCTAATTGGGTGAGTTCGGGGGTGTTTCCAATCATTTTAGCATAACCACGATCTTGGCCAAATTTGCGGGATAATTCATACCAGCAATTCATCCAATCACCATATTGTTTATCAATTTTAGTTCCACCGATGTTAAGTTCGACGGAAGAGATTAAAGCATGGCCTACTTTTTGTACCCATGCCCATTTTTGAGTGGCATCTTGAGAATCACCACCACTTAGAACTACACGAAGATATACATTACTTACAAGATCACCATTTCTTTGTAATGTAGCAGATACTTTACGACCGAAATCTGCAGCACCGGAGAAAGTTTGTTCAATGCTTTCTACGGCAAAGTTTGTATGTCTACGATATACAACTTTGAAAAAAGTAATTTGAGGATTACCAGTTAGGTAAACATCTTGAGCGCCATATGCGACCCGAAATTCCTATATCTTTCGATATAAGCGGGACTATACCTTAAGCTGTCAACGAAAATTGGGAATTTTCTCAAGCCTACTCATTATAGTCTCTGAACCTTCAACTCTAGTATTTTACCCATATATACTAGAGTTGCTTGGCTGCGGATTGTCCAATCCTTAACATTTTTACTATGTCCTTGGTCGTTATCCAAGGATATTATGTTTTTCACAAAACATAAGAAGTAGTTAAGGCTCTAAGGAGTTTCCCGCAATTTAAAAGTATCGCCATAAATATATTATGACTAGCCAATTATATTAAACCATGTATTCCACTATTTATCTTTATTGGTATTACATGGAACCAATAAAGTAGTTGACTGTTCAACTCCATCATTAAAGTTGCATTAGACCACCTCCCATTGTGTTATATATATTATAATATAAGAAAAAAAATTTAGAAAAAAACTAATTAAATTATATTTATATTATATTTATATATATTTTTTTTTAATTAAATATATATAAAGTTATTAGTTATTTATATATAAATAATTATAATGTCTGAATTTTCTACAAATTTTAAAGATAAAAATATTAAATATTCTTCTTTTTGTAATAATATTTTAAATAAATCATTACTTATACATGGAACTCTTGACAGCAAGCATCAAGATAAAATGAAAGAATTTGATAAAAGAGACAAAGTATTATTAAAATTACAAAATAAATTATATCAGCTTAATGAAGAATATAATATTATAAATCAAAAAAATCCAATAGATTATATAGAAGAAGATATAATAAAAAAAGCAAAAATAAAAGATGATATTACTGAAATACAAAATGAAATTGATAATTTAAATAATATGTCTGATACCCTTGATTATTTTAATAATACTATTGATTTATTAAGTAAATATTATGATAATGAAAATGATAATGAAAATAAAAATGATAATAATATTATTGATATATTTAATATTAAAAAAAATGATGATAAAGCACAAATATTTTATAAATATTTAAAAAGAACGAATCAAATAGATTTAAATTATAAACAAAAAAAAAATAAAATTAAAATATGTTCTCAATGTAATATAGACAAAGTATTGCATTTACAAGATGGTTTAATTTCATGTGTTCAATGTGGTAATTGTGATTTTATATTAGTTGATAGTGATATTCCATGTTATAAAAATCAAATAGTTGATAATAAACCAAACGGATATAAAAGAATGAATCATTTTTCTGAATTACTAAATCAATTTCAAGGTAAAGAAAGCACTGAAATACCAAACGAAGTTTTTGAAAAAATTATTGATGAAATAAATAAATTAAGAATTGAAGATCTTTCAACTCTTAATAATTATACAATTAGAGCTATACTTAAAAAGCTAAATTTAAATTTTTATTATGAACATATACCATTTATAATTAATAAACTTAATGGTATCCCACCACCTTCTATTAATAGAGAATTAGAAGATAAATTAAGACAAATGTTTAAAGAAGTACAAGAACCATTTATTTTATATAAACCAAAAAATAGAAAAAATTTTTTAAATAATAATTACGTTTTTCGTAAGTTATTTGAATTATTAGAAGCAGATCATCTTTTATCTTCTTTTCCTTTTCTTAAATCTAAAGAAAAATTATATGAACATGATCAAATATGGAAAAAAATATGTGATTATAATAATTGGCAATTTATAGAAAGTATATAATTATATTAAGAATATAATAATATAAAGTATATAAATAATATTAAGAATATAATAATATAAAGTATATAAATAATATTAAGAATATAATAATATAAAGTATATAAATAATATTAAGAATATAATAAAGGTGTGTTTAACTTTAGTTCTTATAATTTTATTTTATATTTTTTCAATGAACAAACCATAATATTTAAAATAATATAGTTTTAAATATTATAACTAT